GGAAATTACGACTATAATGATTTTATGTGTAGAGAGACATTTAAGGATGAATTACGAAAATCGACTAAAGTAGGAGAGCCGCGTACTTTTAGGGTTATGCCCTTAGGACATATATGGTGGACTAAGAAAATATTTGGACAACTGTTGAAACATTTTAAGAACACACGAATGGAAACAGGTATTAGTGTAGGATTCAACCCTTACCTCGACGCAGATAAATTAGCTAAGAAATTAAAATTGTGCAAGATTACAGGAGATGCAGATTTTGGTAAATGGGATGGTACTATATTGGCAATACTTATTAGTGCTATAATGGAAGTATTATCAGAATTCTACCAAGGAGATTATCCGTTTATGATAGAATGGTTATCTAATACTATAGCAACCTCTTTTGTATTAGTGAATGATGAAATTATGGCTACAACACATGGACTACCTTCAGGTACTTGGTTGACGTTGTTGTTAAATTGTTTATTAAATAAATGCTTAACAGCTTTGGTTATATATAGATACAAACCAAACCCGTGCGTAGATGATGTTCACTCTGTAGTTGATTTTGTAACAGGAGATGATAAAATTTTTGGGGCTGACGATAGATTAGCTCCTTATTTTAATCTGCTGACTATTAGACAGGTAACTGAATCTTTGGGAATGGATTGTACGAATGGAGACAAGAGTAAGATTACAAAAGCCACGCAAGACTTTGATAAATTGACGTACGTTAAGAGACATTTTAGGATGCATCCACGTTTAAAACGTTATGTGGGTTGCTTATCCTTGGATACGATAATGAATACTTTACAATGGATTGATACAACCACGGAAGATACATATGAAGCCATGGTAGGTAAGATGCGTTCTATGCAGATCGAATCATATTTACACTCACCAGCTTTGTTTGCCGAATTGACACGTACGTTTGAGAATAATTACCCTTTTGAAGCGTTTTTTGATGAGAATAGAGTATTGCGTATACTGGAAGATCCTGCAGGTTATGATAATGTCATAAGTATGCAGAAGAAAAATTATAATTTTTAAATTTTTAAAGTATATAATTGTAAATAACAATGGAGTTCACCATTTAAATAAAACCTTGTTGATCAGGATGGCAACCTACAGCTAATGTGTTTATTATACGGTTATAAAACGTTCTTATAGTGATACAGAACGGCCGTGATGATACATTGATAAATTATCACTTATTTCCCGTTGTTGACAATATGCGGGATGAAACTATTTATTGTTACTCAATTAATTAATGTAGATGATAAATTTAAACAGGTATCTAATACCGATTTTGATATAAACTCACAGAATATGACTACTACAGTAGCTTCTGTGACTACCAGAGAAATACAGGAAATCGATTCACCATTTAATGATAAATTTATGAAAGTAGATATACCCGATGCATATAGAGTAGATGCCAAGTCTTTTATAGAAAGACCCTTTTATGTGGACGAAGTAATCTATCCTAGTACTGCCGCTCGTTACACTTTATTAACTAGTACTGTTAAGTTTTTACCGGGAGATATAGCGCGTAGTAACGCATCCGTCTTGAATATGTTTAAAATGGCCGCCTATGTTAGACCAGATTTAATAATTAATGTCTCAATGGCAGGCACTATAACGCACGCTGGATGTGTATTGGTTGGTGTGTTACCACCCTTTCCTGATTATCCAACTCTAGTTGGCACTAATAATAAAAGATTGATTAATACCATACTATCTGGTCCTCATGCATTTTTACACGCTAACGAGGCTACTTCAGTAGCGATACCAGTCCCATGGTATTGCAATACTGACTTAGCCACAACAGATATGGAACAAACAGTTGGATACGATACAACTCTAGACATAACAGTTACTAATGGTAATTATGCCACTCTTGTTTATATGGTTTTGAATCCACTTCAACCGTCAACTGGATCCACTACTTCATTGCGAATTATAGTGGAAGCTTGTTTTAAGAATTTTGATTTGGCCGTACCAACTCCACGTTATGTTTCTTGGACTGCCCAGAGTGGTAAGCAACCTATGTCTTGTTTTAACCCTAATTATGAAGATTTTGATAGAGTGGCTAGAGAAAATAACCTAAGTCACTGGCATGAGTATACACCGGAACGAAAGAAACAAATTCACCGACGATTTTTAAAGTATGCACCATACGTAGGAGGAACTATAACAATAGCTAGCATCCTTGCGCGTATTGGTTTTGCATGCTTAACAGGAGAAGATTTACCAATCGACATAGAACTGTATGCCCAACAATTTCAGCCACAGTCAGGTTTAATAAGTGGAGTAAAGTCATTTGCTACAGGCTTGTTAGATTCAGCCACTACTGGAGTAAAGAGTGCGATGAATGATGCTATAGATTCAGGACGTGAAATAATTAGAGAGTATACTGGGCTTCATAACCCTAATATACCTCAAGTTCAGGAACGTATTATAACTACCCAAACTAACTTTGTTAATAACACAGATTGTCCCCAATTCTTTGAGAAATTAGACCCGTTTGTAAAATTTAATCGTATTGTGAAAGAACCGATATTTGGATCTGATTTGGATGAAATGGCTATTTCTAATATAATAACTAAGAAACAATTGATAGGAACTTTTGTTGTCAGCGTCAACGATGTAGTGGGAACCATGAAGTGGGCTCGACCTATTTCTCCTTTCCAAGGTGGTGCTGAACAAGCAACAGATGGTAGACTGTGTTATAATAATTTGGAATTGCTGCACTCTATGAGCAGAGGGTGGAGAGGATCTATGAAACTCACCATTCAATCCGTCATGAACAATAAGCAACAGTGCAAACTCAAAGTGATCAAGATGTATAATCCTTCAGTTAAGATAGCCACATCATATCCCGTGTATAAAAGTGTAGTTAATGCACCGACTCATTTATTAGAATTTACAGAAGGTGGTCAAGAGCACGAAGTTTCCTTGCCATACTTGTGTCGCAATGATATTACACCTTGCGCGACGAATACGGATACGGAAGCTTTGTTCCACGGTATTTATTATATTTATGTGGCTCAACCCTTAGTTATATCAGATTCTTCGCCAAATACTATTGAGTTTAATATCTTTCTATCTGGTGAACCTGATTTGACTTTTTATGGCTACACGACAGCTACTAGTTATCATGGTAGTTTTGGCGTAGTACCCCCTCCTTCATCTTTATCACAACCCGTGAAAGTAGGTGCCAATCAATCCAAACAGAATTTTGTGTCAGTAACCCGCATTAAGCCTAATATAGCTTTTTATAGATATGGAGAGAATAGAGAACTCACGTTGTTGCACTTGTTTGTTGACAGCACTAAACATAAGAATTATACTATGGATAAATCTAAATGGACTGACGCGCAGAGGAACGAATTTGAAGCTTATCGGAAAACGAATATGCAAGGTCTTGGCGATACCATTCACAACAACTGGACAGCCGTAAGAAAGGCTATTGATGATGATGAGGCTTTTCAATCTATAATTAAAACATGGACTTATGACAATTCTACTAAATGCATTAGTGCTGATGTGAGTATGTTAAAAACATACCAGATCCTTAGATTGAAGAAAGTTATGAACGTTCATGAGCCGCATTCTTTTTTACCTCAAAGCGGTACAATTAAAGTTATGAATGAACCACAAGAGCAATCACATACGACCAGAGTGGACACCAAACTTCAGAATTTAACTCACATGACAAGGCTTATGCCGTCTTTGGATATAAGACATTTCTTGAGAAGAATGTACAAATCACAAGTGTATACTACAAACTTAGATCCTAATGTTACTGTTAATACAGCAGTACCATTATCGACATTTCTAGGAGAGAATCCATCTTTGTGGAATTATACACCAATAGAGACATTTAGCCGCATGTATTATGGCAAGTCCCCAGGTTTTAAGTTTAGATGTTTAATATCGCTGTATAATATTAATTCAGAGTCTGTATCAGATGTTGATCTTATGAGTTTGCGGTTATATTATATACCGCAAAACTTAAATGCACTTACCAACAGCAAAGTAGTAGCTTCTGCTTTACCTAATGTTAATGCAGTCCCATCACCATTAAACCCATCAGATGGTACTCCTTTACCTTTCCAGATCGTGAGTAAAGAATCAAATAGCACTCATGCTATATATGAATTTTCTGTACCCGACACATCCTTTTATAAATTCATGGGTGGACCTAACAAGTTTTATAATTTTGACAGTAACGCTACACCAGTAAACGTAGCGCAATCAGATTTTGGATCAATTTTGTTTCAGTTCACGAATTTATCACGTGATAAGATAGCCAATTTTTCATTTGAACTATTCGTAGGACTTACTGATGAGACCAGATTCGGTTATCATGCTATAGCGCCACCATTCGTAATTTTTAAGAGTGGTGCCACGTATTTAGGAACTAACACTGCGTCTTTAGACCCAGCTCCATCTGTCCTTAACCCATTTATTTATAGGGGAGGTTACCTATAAAATAATACCAACGCGATTACTCGTTTGTAAGTAATTAGTTTGATACGCTTAAGATATCACACCTGCTAATGGGGGTGTATAAATATACCATTAGCAGGCAATGCCGC